AGGATCTCCTCGGTCGGTCGCGTGTCCACGTCGCCGATTGCCTTGGCGGGATCTGCCTCGCCCCACGCCTTCCCCTCGCACATGGAGATGGCGATGGCGATTGCCTGCTCGCGCGGGTAGCCCTCGTCGAGAAGGGTTCGGATCTTGTCGCTGACGCAGTCGTCGGACTTCGTGGCAGGCGCTGGCAACGACAGACGCTTGGACGCCTGCACAGGCTCCACAGTGGGATCTTCCCACGCCTGCGCCTGCGGCTCCGGCATGACGCGCGGCGCGCCGAAGGGCAACGCAACGCCGGGGACGCCCTGTGGCTGTCCGCCGAGTGGCTGACCGTTCACGTACAGGCGATCCGCTGCGGCGTCTTCTGACGGCTCGTAGCCGCTCTCGATGCGTGCTTCGTTCGGCGTCATCCACCCGCCCGCGACTGCGGTCTGCCGCTCGACCAGATCCTGCTGACGATCCGCAGGCACCGGGTTGTCGTACGCAAGGTAGGCGTCATCCTGCAGCCCGAACAGGGGCAGCAACTTGGCGTTCAGCGTCTCCTCATCGAGACGGCAGATAGGCGCGATGGTCGATTCACGCCACTGCGCGTAGCCGGACTTGGACGCTGCTAGGTTCGGATCGTTCGCCTTGAGCATGGAGACGGGGACGCCGAACACCGCCGCGATTTCCTCCACGATCTCATCGCGTCCCGCCAGATCCTTGGTGGGGAACGACAGCGGCTTCATGTCCACATCTCCGGACATGGCAAAGAACTTGCCTGCCTTGCGCGTGCCTTGCAGCGCCTCGCGCACCTTCGTCTCAAAGCGGTCCAACTGCTCGCGCCCTGCGCTCTTGACAATGATGGCGTAGTCGGGTCGCGCCATGTTCTCAAACATGGACAGGTCCATGTCATGGATAGCGGCGTTCTGCTGGATCACGCCCCACGCAGCCTCCACCTTGCCCATCCCGTACAGCAGGGACTTGGGGTTGGGACGGCGGAAGTGGATGACCTCATCCGTCGCAAAGTCCATCTCGGTTTGTGCCTCGACGCCGTAGCGGTAGCCCGCAATCAGGCCGTCCGTGGACGGGATGACCTTCACGTACTGGCTTGGCATCGTCCACAGTTCGGCAGGCACGCCAAGGTCACCAAACACCGGGTGCAGGTAGGCGTTGCCCGTCAACTCCAAGAACAGGATGCGGCTGATTGCCAGCCCGAATCCGTCGTCCATGCTGTTTGCCTTGCGCAGCACCTCAAGCACGGGGTGATCGAATGACACTTCCTCAAAGTCCCCGGCAATCGCCTTGCGCATGACCGACCGCGACGGCTGCACGGCAGTGTCACCCATCAGGTACGCTTTGCGGCGCTTGGGGACGGGTCGCGTGTCGTACAGGCGCTTGGCACCCGGCTTGGACCGTACGTACAGCCGCAGCGGGTTGGCTGCGACCGCTTGCGCGTTGATCGTCGCGGCTGCGTAGATCCACGACGAGTAGTGCCGGACAGCCGCGTGGTAGTTGAACTGCGGCTGCTTGGGACGCCCTGCGCGGTCCATGACCGTCACGGATGCGTCCACGTACTTGTCGGGGGTGTCCTGCCGCTTGCGGAGGAAGTCAAAGAGTCCCATGCGCTAGAAGATCCGTATGTCGAGGGTTGAGGACCGGGCGAACGACAGGTGACGCACTGCAAGCGCCAGCGCGCAGACGCCGTCATCGTGCAAGCCTGCTGGCGCTTCATAGCGTACGCCTGTGCGGGTGTGTTCGTAGCCAAACGTCTCCAACTCCGCGCGCAGCCAGCCGTCAGGGAAGCCGATCCGGCCTTCGTGGATCGCAGACGCCAAGCCTTCCATCAGTTGCTGCTTGCTGCCTGCCGTGAACTTGAAGCCCTCGACGCATGGCATCGTCCGTTGCAGGTCTTCCACGATGGGGTCGCCTACGCCTGTCGAATCGATCAGCGCTGGAGTATCACCGATGATCCGTTTCAGGCGTTCCTTGGTGTCAGCCCACTGTCCCTGCCACCGCTCAAGCGCCGCCACCTTGCCGTCCTCATCGAGTCCGCAAGCCACCGTCCAGTCCTGCGACTTGGCGAGATCGACGCCCCAGACGGCGACAGCCTTCCGGCTAGGTTCGGCTATGCACTTGGCTATCGCGTCGATGGAGAAGGGACAGCCGCCATCGTCGCCGGGTTCAGCCAGATACAACTCCTTGAACACATGCGGCGGCAGGTCGCGCTGCGCGGCTTCGACTTCCTCGCGCTTGACCACGCCGCCTGCCACCGCGTCCCATGCCGTCAGTCGGTGGTAGCCGATCTCGCCTGCAGGCTCGGACAGTCCGCGCATGGCGAGTTTGTGGACCCAGTTGGACCGTCCGCGCACGTTGCCGATGATCCGGACGGGTCCGCGCGTGGCGGTCAGCGTCGAGCGCACGGCGTGCCACGATTCCTCGCGCATCCGGGTTGCCTCGTCCAGCACAGCCCCATACACATCCTCGCCGTACAGGTTGTCGGGATCGTCGCCGGACTTGAACCAGATGCGCGACCCTGCGCCGACCTCTAGCCACATCTCGGTATCGTGCGAGCGCCAGCACTTCTTCAGCGGGTCGGCGCTGCGAAGCCATGCCTTCATCCGGTCAAACGCAATGCGGGACTGCTGGTAGACCGGGGCGACCCACCAGTATGCATGTCCCGGCACGGGGTCGTTCCACGCATGACCGAGCAGCCAGATCATGCACCCGGCGGTCTTGCCGCACTTGGTCGCAGCCTCAATGACGCTGATCCGGCGCGGGTCGTGTACGGCCTCGTACTGCCGACCGTACAGCGCAGGCAGTTTCAGTTCCATCAGTCCCGCCGCTCAAACACCACGGGCTTCAGTTCGTACCGCTCGGTTGCCTTCCCGTCTTCAAGCCTGTCCATCTTGTCCACCTGCACGGCGCTGTCCACGTTGTCCTTGTGCATCGCGGTCAGCACCTTGGCGGCTGCGACGATCTCGCGCGGCACCGTGCTTGTCTCAACGATCTCGGTTAGCCGTGCCGCCAGCCTTGCGTACAGGTCAGCCGGGATCTGCCAGTGCTGCCGTATGGCGTGACGCAGCGTCCGCATGTCGGACAGCGCGTGTTCCTTGCTGATAAGTTCGCGGTCCCCCCCACCCCCCTGCGGCGCTTGGGGAAGGTTGCCATCTTCGTTCATGCGGGGACTTTAGCGGCACGCCACCAAATGACAACGCCCGCACCAACTTGGGCGCAGGCGTTGCCGTCCGGGGGGGGAGGTTGTTTCAGTTCTTCTTGAAAAGCGATCCGATGGGCATCACGTTCCCGGCGACGTAGCCGATGACGCCAAGCAGCAGCGCGAACCAGATGGAACCAAGGAACGATGACATGTCAGCGATCAGTTGCATGGGGTGTGTTCTCCGTTGCGGACATGGTAGCGGAACCTGTGTGCGGAATTCTGTCGTACCGATCCTTCGCGGCCTTGCTGTAGGCGGCGTCGAACACCGGATCGGACGCCCGTCGCGCGGCGATGTACTCGCGGATGCCTTCCGGCGATGCCTCGTCCATGACCTTCACGGCTAGGTCGGCTTCCCTGCGCTGGCGGCGCGGGATCAGACCTGCCACACTTGCGAGCAACTGACGCAGGAACGATCCGATGCCCGTCATCCACAGCAGCGCCACGATGCCGATGATGGCAAGCGCGATCAGCCCCCAGCCGATCAGGTTCGCCCACCACGGCGTTACGTCCTTGACGCCCGGTAGCGCCCTGACGATGCCCTCGGTGGCCGCGATGATCGCCACCTGTTCATCCGCCCCCGCTGCCGCCTGCGCCTTGACACCGGGTACGTCCGTGGCGTTGCCCTCAATCCAGACGAACCGTCCGTGACTGCTCTCCGCGTTGCGCCGTGCCACGGTGGTTGCATCGGCAATGCGCTGCGCATCGCTGCAGCCCGTGGACGAAATCGCATACGAAAGGTATGCGGTCAGTACAAGTGCGCGTGACGTTCTGTCGGTCGCTGCGCGCATGGGGCGACGTTCCGTCACGTCCCGAACTTGATGAACCGGGTTGCGAACGCCACGATGCCGCCCACGACGGCGGCTGCGCCTAGCAGCCTGTGCTTATGCCCCTCAAGATCATGCACGCGGGATTCCAAGCGCTGTATTGCGGACTGCAGTTCGTCTTGCCGCGCAAGCAGGCTGTCTACCTTGCCCTCTAGCCTGCCGATGGCAAGCATGATGGACGCCAACTCGGACTCGGTCGTGCTAGTCATTGGTGTCCACATCCTTGCGCATCCTTCTGCGCGCGGCCCGGACCATCTCCCGGCACAGCACCGCGTTGCCCCACGTTGACATCCTGACGCTTGTCTCGTCCTGATCCGCGAACGACACAATCAGCACCACGCCGTCCGCATCGCAGGACTCGACGGTATGCGCCGTGATTGCGCGCATTCGCTTGATCCGCCGCTGCAGGCGCTCGCGCGCGGCCTTCCGTTTCTCGTCTGGTGTCATGTGGCGATCAACTCTATCCGTGGACGCCTTGTCTGCCGTCCTTCGGACTTGCGCAGGTTCATGGACAGCCGCATCCAGTACCCGCCTAGCGGCTTCGGTGGCGCGCCGCGCTCGATGTGCCAGCCTGCCAGACCCGGCCCGTATTCGTCCTTGTAGCAACCCGTCCTGACGTGTACCTGCGACTTGTGTTCCACGTCGTAGACGCCGTTGGTGCAGGTCGGTTCCTCCTGCGTGATCTCAAGCGCCCATCGCTCATGGACGTGTCCGCACACCACAACGTCCGCGCCGGGGACAAACGATGCGATACGGCGTACGCGCAAGGTGTCAAAGGACATGAGTCCACCGCCGCCGCTGCCGTGGAACAGTTTGACCCACAGCGCGACCTTGCCGCCGTGCATGTTCAGGACGATGTGAAGCCAGCCGCCGTAGCCACCCTTGATTACTGATGCGCCTGTCTTCGTGTTGATGCGCTCCACGATGCGCGTGGTAAGGCACGATTCCTTGCGTTTCAGCACAGCGGTTTCGTGGTTGCCTTGGTTCAGCACGCACAGGTTCTGCGCGTAAGGCAACAGGAAGTCCGAGTTGTACTTCACGATGGCGTCTAGGTAGTCGGCTGCGTTGGCGCATTCTGGACGCGCGCTGCATCCCTTGACCCCTCTGGGATCGCCCGTCCCGAACATGCCGCACACCAAGTCGCCCACATCCACCACAGCCGCGCCGCGCCGCACGGCTTCCTCCAGATGCTCGCGCTGCAGGTCGTGGTTGCTATGCGGGTTGTCGTGGTGCGCGTCCCCTCGCAGCAGAACCCACAGGCAATCGTCCACGCCCTCTATCGGTGCCTCGATGCGCGTGATCGCCGGATGCACCTGTGTGGCCTTCCACCGCTTTCCCGTCGCCGTGATCCGCTTCCGGTGCGCTGGCACTATTCGTCCTCCCATGCGAGTCCATCGGCGCGTGACACCACAATGCTTGAAATCGTGATCCGTGCGCCCGGTGGATCGCCGGGTAGCGCGTACATGCGCGCCACCCACTGCTCCGCTATCTGCGAATCGTCAGCCCACGCGATCCCGGTCAGCGCGTCTTCCGTGCTGCGAAGCAGTTTCGTCAGGTCTGGCCGGACGATGGGAAGCACGGGCGAAGTGCGGCGCAACTTGCCCTTGCTGTTCAGGTGCGCAGCCGGACGGGGCATCTTGAACAGTACGGTCAGCATCAGCGGTGGCGCTGGCATTTCCCGTCCATGCATCGCCTCGCGTCCGGCAGCAGCGACGGCAGCGCGCCAGTCCTTGTTCCGCTTGCCTCCCGCGTCCACTACGACGATGCGACCCGTGCGCGGGTTGCGGAATGCGTTCTTGCTGCCGCCCGGTGCAGGCATCCCGACCACATCGAACCACACCCGGTTAGCCGTCTTCATTCGTCGCTCGCGGTCGGCGTCATGCCCCGGCTGCGCAACTCGATGAACGTCTCGTCAGTGC